CTGTTCACCCCCCCAGGCCGACGAGAACGGAGCTGCGATCATGCTCTGTGAGCTAGCCGACGAGAGGCAGCAAACGCAGGCCGTGGGCGACGGACCGGCCCCAGCTCCGGAGCGCAAGCCGAGGGCGGAGCGGCCATACCACAGGGCGCGGCTCTTCTGCCCCAGGTGCGGACGCGGCCCGTTGACCGGCGGCAAGTGTGGCTGGTGTGGCTGGCGGTGGACGGAGGATAGGCAGCAAACCGGCGATCTGCCGGATAACGCGAAACGAGGTGTATAGATGACGAAGAGCGGGCTGGTGCAGGTGATCTGCCGGGATTGTCTTGGTTCGGGAATCTCGGCTGTCGGCGATGAAGAGCACGGGTACACCTACGGCACCTGCAAGACCTGCCGAAAGAGTGGTACCGTGCTTGTGCCGTCAGAGGAGGCAGACGGCCATATGCTGGAGGTCGCAAAGGCGATCATGGCTATGCTGACCGGGCAGGAGAGTGAGGTGGTCGGTTATGTCACGTGACATACCCATTGAGCTCATAGACCCCAACCCAAACCAACCTCGCAAGCATTTCACGGGGCTGGAGGAGTTGGCGGCGTCATTGCGCGACGAGGGCCAGCAAACGGCGCTTCTAGTGCGGCCGATAGGGGACAGATTCGAAATTGTCCAAGGCGAACGGCGGTGGCGCGCGGCGCTATTGGCGGGGCTACCGACGCTGCGCGCGGACGTGCGGGAGTTGAGCAACGACGAGGCCTTCCAGTTGGCGCTAGTGGAGAACCTCCAGCGGGCGGACTTGACTCCGCTAGAGGAGGCCGGAGCCTTTCAGCAGTTGCTTGACGGAGGCATGACGCAAGACGCTGTGGGGCGCCTCGTGGGCAGGAGTCAGAGCTACGTGGCCCAGAAGCTGCGCCTATTGCGGGCCCCCAAGGTCCTGACGGTCATTGCGGCACAGGGTGCGCTATCCGAGGGGCACGTGCGCGAGCTACTGCGGCTCGAGAGGCTATACCCGGAGGGCTTGTCGATGGACTGCACGCAGTGGCGCGACATAGACCAGAGTGAGTTACGAACCGTGCACGAGCTGGCGGAGTGCTATATCGTGATGAGACCGGAGGACAATCCGCAATTGCCCCTTTGGCACTACCCTGTGGACCTGCTGACGGAGTGCGAACACCTCAACGCCCTCTATGACAGCATGTTCGCCTTGATGGATTGGCGCGAGGAGGGGCGGGTTCCTCAATGGGTGTTGGCGGCCTGGTGGTACGCGGCAGGGGCCGTGGTGTTTGACTTGCCCGTTGCACGCCTCTCCCGTTTGCTTGACTTGTGGCACAGGCGGTACATATCGGCGCTGGTGTGGCACGGCGTCGCGCCCAAGGACCCGGGCGTTCCCGATGCGCTAAGAGGCACGGGCTCGAAGGCCGAGCAGGCGGCGAGGGACAGTTCTTCGTGCTGGTGGGCGATCTGGTCCGACTTGCGCCACAGCAATTCGCTAGGGCTGGGGCTGAAAGGCGAAATGCACGCCTACGAACACGGCGGGTACACGCATCCCGAGCAGGTGTTCCCGTCGGCGTTACAGGCGTGGGGCTTTCAGCATGACGTTGCTGAGCGAATACTATCGCGGGACGCTGAGAGGGCGTGAACCCGGCACCTATTGGCGAGAAGCTGACGGCGGCGGCCGAGGTCTGCTGTGCGTGCCACCTCCCCCAGGCAATGCGCAGGCAGGTGCGGGAGCGCATGATCGCGGGTGACGAGGCCCACGCCGGCGAGGACGCGGCGGCCCTGGACCTGCAGGCCGAGGCACGCGAAGAGCTGGCCGACGTGGCCGGATACGCGGCCCTGGCCCGACTGCAGAGGGAATGGGGCTGGCGGTGGGCGGCGGCCGTGCTGTTGGCAGGGCTGGCCTGGAGAGTGTTGGGCGACGCCCGAGGCCCCCCACGTGACTACAAAGTGAACGGGATCTAGGGCGACAGGTGCGGCGATCTGCCCTCTCGCCCCTGCCCCACAGAACGCGCAAAGCAGGTCTAAGGCTATGGGAGCACGACCGGGAACGAACAACGGCGGCGGACCGAAGACGCCCGAGGGCAAGGCGCGAGCACGCGCTAACCTGGACCCTCTGGCCAGCGTCAAACACGGCATGTTCTTGAGCACACCGGCCCCGAGCTGCGATACCTGTGAGCTGGCGGGCGAGTGCAGCGGACGGACGCCCGGCGGCACCTGTGACCCCGAGGACGTGCGACGGCAGATAGTGGCCGAGGTAATGGCCCTGCCCCACATTCGCGAGGAGGACCGGCCCGAGGTGGAGCAGTATGCGACGCTGCGCCTTCGGTGGGAAATGCCCTGGCTGTACCCCGTCCAGTATGCGGCCCGGACCCCACGCGGGCTGTTCCGTGCTATGGGGAACCTGGGGCTGTTGCCTGGGCGGAGGCGAACGACGAAGTGAGGTGATCTGCAATGGCCGCAGCAACGAAGCAGCAGGCCCGGCGAGTGGTACCTCTGACGGAGCAACAGGCCCAGGCGGCGGCACTGGTGGCCGAGGGCATTGCCCTGGACGACGTGGCGGCGACAATCGGCGAGCACACAGCGACCGTGAGCGAGTGGCGGGAGGACAATCCGGCCTTCATTGCAGAGGTCAACCGGCGACGGCGGGAGGCCTGGGCAACGGCACAGGACCGTCTGAGGGCCCTCGTGCCCCAGGCCTTGGACGCCTTGGCCGAGGCCGTCGAAGCGGGCGATCTGAAGGCGAGTGTTGAGGTCCTGAAGGCGGCCGGAGTCTACGGCAAGACCTCGGCCCCAGGTGGCGAAACAGACCCCGAGCTGTTGCAGGTGCAGCAGGCCGAGGCCTGGGCAAAGGCGGAGGTCGCGAAGCAGGGGCCGAGGGACTTGATGGGCATGGTACGCGCGGAGGAAGACCGGGCCGAGCTGGTGCACCGACGCCTTGCCGAGCTGCGATCTGGGGCGGACTAGACCGCGCCAATTCATGCCCAATTTCGGTAAAACACAGGAGGCCCTTCTGTGGGCGGATACGGGAGCACGAGGTGGGCCGGATACGTGCGGCGGACCTCTGTTGAGGAGTGCAGGTCCCTGGACGTGCGGCACCTGAAGCGCGAAGGCCTGCTGACGGAGGGGCAGACCTGGGCGGGTTCCTGGGGCTGGACCGACCGCAACGGTGGGAAGGCTACTATCGGCCTGCAGGCCTCCTCGTCGTGGGTTCGGCTCAGCTACTCCCTGCGCATTGCCGGAGGCGCACCGGAGCAGGTGTCCTACAAAATCCCCGTGATCTGGACCGGCCCCAGGCCATTCTTCCTGTGCCCTGCCCCCGACTGTGGGCGGCGAGTGGAGAAGCTATACCTTCCCCTGCGTGGCCCCACAGGGCGCTTCCTGTGTCGACACTGCTGGGGTCTGAGCTACGAATCGCGGCAGACCTGGGACCCCCTAGTGTCCTACTACCGTGGGCACTACGAGGAGGCCCGTGCTGTGTTGCGGAGCGGCAAGGCCCGAGGCCGGACGCTGGTGGCGATCATGAAGGCGATGAACTGGTGATCTGGGGCCGGAGGCGGCATTCCTGGAGTTCTTGGAGGAACCCACGCGCGCGCGACCGGCGATCTGTTACCGAGGGAACCTGCCCCGTTGTAACGCACCGTTCCCCGCGTTACAAACCCCTTGACGCGGTAATCAGAATGAACTACAATACGATTACCGACAGGCAAGGAGGACCACCGATGAAGGCCATAGCGTACACCCGAGTGAGCACACAGGAGCAGGCAGACAGCGGGTTGAGCCTGGAGGGGCAGGCGGCACGGGTTCAGGCATTCTGTGTCGCGAAGGGCTGGGAGCTGGTGGACACGGTGACGGACGCGGGGCTGAGCGGCGCGACGCTGGACCGGCCCGGCTTGCAGAAGGTCCTCGAGTCGGTGCGACGGCACGAGGTGGACGCTGTGGTCGTCCTGAAACTGGACCGGCTCACCCGGAGCGTCAAGGACCTGGGCATTCTGCTGGAGGCATTCGACCGGGCAGGTGTAGCTTTCTCCTCTGTGACGGACAGCTTCGACACAAGCACGGCCAACGGGCGGCTTGTCCTGAACGTCCTGGGCAGCGTCGCCCAGTGGGAGCGCGACATCATAGCGGAGCGCACCTCCGACGCATTGCAGGTGAAGAAGGCGCAGGGGCGACGCGTGGGCGCGGTGCCGTTCGGGTTCACCCTCGGGGCCGACGGCGACGAATTGCTCCCCGACGCCGAACAGCTTGCGACCGTGGGGCAGATAGCCGAATGGCGGCGAGAGGGCGAGGGTCTGAACGCGATTGCGCGGCGGCTGAACGCCCTGGGCATTGCGACGGCGCAGGCGGGGACCTGGGCGGCCCAGACAGTCAAGCGTGTCCTGCGCAACAGCATCTATACGGGGCACGTGGAAGGGTTCGTGCCCGAGGGAATGAGGGCGGCATGATGGGCACAGAGGCACGCCCCAAAGCCTGCGCGGCGTGCGGTAAGCGCGGCGTGGACCTGGAGGTTCATCACCTAGTCCCTCGGGCGGTAGGAGGCGAAGCGGGGCCGACCTGTCTTCTGTGCAGGCAGTGTCACGACGCGGTTCACCAGACCGACAGGGGTAGTGTGAGCATAGCGGAGCTTACACGCCAAGCCATGACGAAGAAGGCGGCCCGGCAAGAGTACACAGGGGGGCAGGTGCCCTACGGCTGGACGCTGGGAGCGGACGGAGTGCACCTCGTGGCCGACGACCGGGAGCGACGAACCATAGCGGCGGCCCGGACGCTGCGCGAACAGGGGCTGTCCCTGCGCAAGGTGGGCGAAGAGCTGGCGGCCGAGGGTATGCTCCCCCGGAGCGGCGGCGAGTGGCACGCAAAGACCGTCCGCGATCTGCTGAACGCGGAGGTGGCATAATGCCGAAGGCCGTGGACCTGCAGGCCGTGGGCAACGCCCTGGAGACAATCCGCCGGACGCATTGCGCCCACAGGAGGCGATCATGGCAAGCCATACCCCGTTGACTGTGAGAGTTCCCCAGGCCCTTGTGGACCGGCTGGACGCCCTCGTGCCACTATTGGCGGACGTTCCCGAGCTGGCGACGAAGGCGAACGTGACGCGATCTGACGCCCTGCGGCTTTGTGTCCTCCGTGGGCTGGAGGTCCTGGAGGCGGAATACAAGCCAGCGAAGGGCAAGCGGCGATGAACCCACCTCCGACCTCCGACGACCCCATTGCCAACGGCGCGCAAGGCCCTCCGACGGAATGGGAGGGCACGGCGCAGGCGGCGGCCCGCGTGGGAGTGTCTTCGCGCAAGGTCCGCTATTGGATAGAAGCCAATAGAATCAGGGCACGGAAGGCCACACAGGACGGGCGGGAAGTGTGGCTTGTGGCCTCCTCCGACGTGACCTCCGCAGCGGAGGAAGAACGGAGGACCCCGGAGCGGCGATCGGAGGAGGCGTCGGAGGTCGTCGCGATTGAGGCGACGAGGGCGGCAAGCGCTGCCCTTCAGGGGTTCCTCGCCCACGTGGCCGAACAGGTGAACCGGGAAGCGGAGGACCGGCGGCGGGGCGACGACGACCTCCGGGAGGCCCTCCGTTCGTCGGAGGGCAAAGCAGCGACGAACCACCTCCGAACGGAGGAGGCCCTGGCCGAGCAGAAACGCGATCTGGAGGCCCGTTTGGCCGAGGTGGCCCAACAGTCGGGGGCGGCCCTGGAGGCGGCTCAGAGGGCGTTACAGACGCAGCAGGAGGCATTCTCACAGGTGACGACGGAGCGCGACGCCCTGGCGGCGGAGGTAGGTGCGCTGAGGCGGCAGGTTGAGGAGCTGCAGGCGAGGGCGAAGCGACCGTGGTGGGCGATCTGGCGGTTCGGTAGGTAGGTCTGTATAGGCCTAATGGCACAAACGTTTGAAAAGCTGTTGACTGACTGGGCACGCGTAACATAGAATCAAAAACGACGAACCCCCACGCGCCAACGTGAGGGTTCGCAAAGCAGGTCTCGCGTGGCCTCCCCAGGCAATGGCGCGGACCGAAGTGGGCTGGTGTGCCCTGTACCGTCAGAGTTTAACGCAATACGCTTTTCGTTGTCAAAACAAAAAGTACACCACACCAACGAACACTCGGCCCCGTCACGCGCGGCGATCTGCTGCGATCATGACGGGGCTTTGTGCGTTCTCGGCCCCGAACAACGAGGAGGACCGGCAGTGAAAAACCCTCTGCAGGAGCTGCGAGAACAGACCCTGGGGCTGACCCTCGGAGAAATGGCCGAGGCCCTGGGCGTGGGCTATCACAGGTGGTATTCGGCGGAGCGCAACGGCGCGGCCGTGCCCCACAAGGCGAGGGCCGCCCTCGCTGACCTGGGGATTGACGTGGGCGATCTGCTGGCCCGGCAGAAGGCGTGGCTGGAGGCACGGGCGACGGAGCGGCGGGCGGAACTGCGGGAGAGGTTGGCGGCGGCGGAGGTGGTCGCATGACGCCACCCCCAGAACAGCGCGACGCCCCGAGGGGACGGGGCGACGGCGCACAAGCGAAGAAGTCGATTGACGCTCAGAGTATACCCCAGAAAGCCCCCGGCGGCAACACCTGGGGCAACCTCCCCGACGCCCTGAAGGCCCGACGCGCGTGGGTCTGCTGGAAGCTGGCGACCCGCAACGGCAAGGCCACGAAAGTGCCCGTGGACCCGGCGACGGGCCGGAACGCGAAGAGCAATGACGCCCGGACCTGGAGCACTTTCGCGGACGCTGTGGCGGCGGCCGGACGCTATGACGGCCTGGGCATCATGTTCGCCGAAGGCCTGTGTGGCGTGGACCTGGACCACTGCAGGGACCCCCAGACCGGCGAGCTGGAGCCCTGGGCGGCCGAGGTCGTAGCCGAGCTGGACAGCTACACTGAAGCCTCCCCCTCGGGGACAGGTGTCCACGTCCTTCTCCTGGGCGATCTACCCGAGGGACGACGGCGCAAAGGCCGCGTCGAAGTCTACGGCCCCGGAAGCCCACGGTACTTCACCTGCACCGGCCAACACCTGCCCGGAACCCCTCTGACTGTGAACCCCCGGACCGAGGCCCTCGCCTCTGTCCACGCCCGTTTGATCGGCACCGAAGCCCCCCAGGCCGACGCCCCCCCACGCCCTACCGAACCCCTGGCCCTGGACGACGAAGAGCTTCTCGTCAAAGCGCGATCGGCGCGGAACGGCGCGGACTTCTCGCGACTGTGGGAGGGCGGATACCCCGAAGACGACTCGGCTGGCGATCTGGCCCTGTGCAGTCACCTCGGTTTCTGGTGTGGCGGCGACGCGGCCCGCGTGGACGCCCTGTTCCGACGGAGCGGGAGGTACCGGCCAAAGTGGGAAAGAGCGGACTATCGGGAGCGGACAATCGCCAAGGCCCTGGAGGGCATGACGGACTTCTACACCGGCCCCGGAGGTCTCAACGTGAACACACCACAGCAACAGACAGCGGCGGCCGGAGCATGGAATCTGACGGACGTGGGCAACGGCCAACGGCTTGCGGCACGGCACGGCCGAGACCTGCGATACTGCGCTCCCCTGGGCACGTGGTTCCTGTGGACCGGCCAACGTTGGCGGCCCGACGCGGGCAACGCTGTGCGCGAGCTGGGCAAGGCGACGGCCCGCACGATACTCACAGAGGCGGCCCTGATTGACGACGAGGACCGTCGGAAGGCCTTCGTCAAGCACGCCTTCGCGTCGGAGCGCGACAGGTCCCTCCGGGCAATGCTGTGGTGTGCCGAGACCGAACCCGGCATTCCTATCATGCCCGAGGAGCTGGACGCGGACCCCTGGGCACTGAACGTCCTGAACGGCACGCTGGACCTACGGACCGGCGAGCTGCGACCCCACCGGCGTGAAGACCTGCTGACTCACCTGTGCCCCGTGATCTACGACCCCGACGCGAAGAGCGAGCTTTGGGAGGGCTTCCTGCAGCGAGTCACCTGTGGTGATCTGGCCCTGCAGCGGTTCCTGCAGCAGGTGGCCGGGTATGCGCTCACAGGGAGCACGAGGGAGGAGAAGCTGCTGTTCGTCTACGGCCCGGCACGGAGCGGCAAGTCAACCTTCCTGGGCGCATTGCAGGCGACGCTGGGAGAGGACTATTCGCATACCTGCGACTTCGAAGCGTTCCTGAAGCGGAAGCCCACCGGCGGCCCCAAGGACGACCTTGCGAACATGGCCGGGAAGCGGCTGGTGGTGTCGGTCGAAACCGACGAGGGCGCGAGGCTGGCGGAGGGACTCATCAAGCAGTTGACCGGCGGCGACCGGGTAAGGGCCCGGCGACTCTACGCCAACAGCATAGAGTTCCTCCCCCAATTCAAGCTATTCCTCGCAGCGAACGACCGGCCCAAGGCCCGAGACGACGACGACGCCCTTTGGGAGCGGATCCTAGAAGTTCCCTTCCCCCACAGCATACCGCGCGAGGAGCGAGACCCCGACGTGAAGACGGTCCTGTGTGACCCCTCCGAAAGCGGAGCTGCGATTCTCGCGTGGGCTGTGACCGGCTGTCTGGAGTGGCAACGCGACGGCCTGCAGGTGCCCCAGGCCGTGGAGCTGTCCACGGCGAGCTACAGGGAAAGTATGAACCCCCTGGGCGAGTTCCTAGCGGAGTGCTGCATACTCACCCCGGAGGCCTGGACCCCCTCGGCCGCGATCATGGAAGCCTATCGGCAATGGGCGCAAGGGGCGAACGTGCGGTACCCGTTGACCGCCAAGGCCGTGGGGGACAAGCTGCGCGCCCTGGGCTGTGAGCAAGAGCAACGCGGGAGCGGCCGAACGCGAGGTTGGCGCGGAATAGGGCTGTTGACGGAGCGCGAGGGGTGAACAGATGAATCACCTGTTCGCTTTTCGGCGATCTGGCGAATCAAGAAACCGTTGGCCCCCAGGGGTTTGAACAGATGCGAACAGATGAACAGCAAAATCCGGAAAGTAGCCTTGTGAAAAAGGCCTCGCATAAGGAGAGTCTTGGAAACTGCCGTTCACCTGTTCCTATCTGTTCACCCCCCCAGGCCGACGAGAACGGAGCTGCGATCATGCTCTGTGAGCTAGCCGACGAGAGGCAGCAAACGCAGGCCGTGGGCGACGGACCGGCCCCAGCTCCGGAGCGCAAGCCGAGGGCG